GTAATCGTTGCGAATCGCCGTCCAGCGTCAACTACAAAGCCTAAGAGTGCCATTAATGTCTGGTCTGGACCCTTGAACGGTAAAGACATAAGACTGGCTTTGATGTCCCCGCCCGGTGCATCGACGTCTCTAAACTCTCCCGGCTGTAACGGCTCGTCATCATCCCTGATCCGTAGGCCGCGGGCCTTAAATCCTGCTGGTAAGTTCGATAGCGTCCCTGCATCGATCAACTGTCTAAGTGCAGCTGTCGCTGTTCTGGATAGTCCGCCTATGGTATGTATCAACCCTAGTCCGTAGAACCCGAAGCCCGGTAAAAACTTATAGTGTACAAAATATTGTATCTTTTTCTTTTTTTCATCGTCTTCTTTGTAATTCCTTCGTATAGATAAGATCTGACCATTATCCTGAGAAATCGTTACAACGTAAGGTACCTTGATCCCTGTTGCCTCACCCTCTTCGTCCTCTTCTTCAAATCCTTCAAGATCTAAATCTACATGACACTCAAGTAAAGTGCAATCGTAGTCAACATTAGATGGATACATACCATCTATACGCTCTAGCTCCTCTTTGACAGAAGAACTATCGCCTTGTGCCGGTATTACAGGTATATCTCTGTAAAAACCCGATAATTGCCTCTTTCTAAGGTCGTTTAGGCTCATTTTAACAACATGAGTAATATTAGGACAAGTCTCAAGATCAGATGTGCTGTAGGGCACAACTAGATCCTCAGCTGGTATAAACTTGCTTACAGCTCTGTCCAAGTTCTCATCATAGTAAACTTTTTTGAATGTTGACCCTGCAAGTGGCAAATAGAACAGCATCTGGTCAAATTCAGGTGTGTATTCCTCCATAACCGAAGTTATGTAATAATTCATAAATTCTTTTACTCTTTGGGCTTGGTCTTCTTTTTCTGGAGTGCTTGATCCCATAACAAGAGTTCTAACTGGACCGCCCGGTGGAAGGAGCTCATTGAAAGCTTGTGCTTGGAATTGTGTAGCGGACTCTGCAAGTAATGGGTGCGTAACTCCGCTGGCACCCCTAAAGGGTTGTGATCTTTCTTCGTAGCTAAATCCAAGTAACTCAAGACCATTGGCAAAGGCATCTTCCCACTCCTGTCTACTATTTTTGTTTTCTTCAAATTCTCCGCTCAACTCACCTGACAAACGACCAAGCTCATCATCGGACATATCTTCTGCTAAGTTTGCATAAAAGTCACCGTCCATGCCTTTATCTTCACGAGGATCAAAATCAACAACAACGCTGCCGTCCTCTTCTTCTATAATCTCAACATTTTCTGGTGTTTCTTCAACATCCATCGCCTCAGGAATTTCAACATCCATTTGCTCTTTCAATTCTTGTTCGTCTAACTGTGACGGAACTTTGTCCACCATACTTGGTTTTTCTGCCATCTAAGTCTCCTTCTGAGGACTATACCATATATTTAATAAATGGTTCAATACCTTGTGTATCTCTGTACATATTAACAGCTTTATCTTTCATTTCAACCACGCCGCCTTCGGCTTTCATAAAGTCTGGGTCGTTAGCCGCGGACGGATCTTTTTTAGCAAACTGACCCTGTAAAACTTTTGTACTGTTCATGGGCCTGTCAATTAACATTTCATAAGATAATTCGCCTACATCTTCGTAAGCGTTTACATAAGGAACATGAGTAAAACCATCTTTTGCTAAATTAAAAGATATTTTATTTACCGCGTCTCTAATTGTATCAACGCTAAAATTGTCATTTTCTAATAGTAAATCATCTCTGGTAAAAGGTTTATTTAAAATCTCTGAAATTTTTTCTACTTTAAAATTTATTAGTTCATCCTCAGTAAAAGGTTTTCCTGTTTTTGGATTATTAAAGGGTTTGCTCAGATCTGCTAACAAAGGAAAGGTCGCACCCTTTGCTTCAGCATCAGATTTTAAAATTATTTCTCCGTCTTTATCTCTTACACCCCCTACTTGACTTACATATCTATCTTGTGCGCCTTTTGGCGAAGAAGCCACATGAGGACCAAAATCATAAAACCCTAACTTAGATTTATCAAATTTGCTAAAAGCTGGCTTTCTGGCAGCACCCCCAACATTAATTGAAAAATGATATACAGGTGTGTCTATTTTAGCAAAAACACCACCTTGATAATTTTGTGCCTGCACACCTTTTTTACTTTTATCGTAAGCATTACCTAGTATTTTTTGTTGAAGCTTTTCTAAATTATCTAAATACATTTGAGCGGACACTTCTCTATTTGAAGCTTGCCTAGTACGAAACTCATAAGATTTTCTTACATTATCTGTTTTAGCTCTAGCTGCATAAGAAGCATTTTCGAGGTAAATTTTATTTGCATAGTCCTTATGTTGAGCAAAAATTAATTTCATTTCATCTATTTTGTCGGATATAGCTCTTTTTCTTTCAGCACCTTTCAAACCCTCGCCCATCTTTAAAACATCTCTTAAACCAAAATTTTCTATAGCAGGAACTATTATCTCGTCTGCGTCATTTTCTATGGAAGCGTAATCAATTTTGCCCCTGTCATTAATACCCATGTCATCTAATTGTTTAATGTAATCCTCATCAGTAAGTTTTTGTGTTACACTCTCACCTTTAGCTACATCCTCACCTTTTATAAGTTTAACTAGATCAGAACGCTGGGTCCCAATGCCGCCACCCGGTGGCACCTCAGTCAGATTAATATCTGCCTTGCCTGCCGCAGCTCTTATAACATCTTTATATAAAGGTCCGCCTTGAACAATAACATCATCATACCCGGTCATCGTATTAATAATTCTGTTCATTTGTGTAGGATCGCTTTTAAATTTTTGTCCAATCTCTGATGACATCTTTAAATCATATTTTTTTATTGGTGTATCTCTTGATATAAGACCGTGTTTCGCGGACAATATTGCAATATCAACATCTGCTGGTACGCCTTGTTTTTTTAAAGACTGAAACACAGAACCAGTATATCTGTCAAAAGCTTTCATATCTCCTACGTCAGGACATTTCTTCTGGCTACAAGATACAATAACAAGTTTACGTCCTGCTTTTTTTGCAGGATCAAATAAACTCTTGTCAGTTAGTTTGTATATCTCTTGATTTAAACCTTTAATAACTTTCTTCTGTCCAGGCTCATAGGTTCCACTTGCAGGGGGTAAAGAGAAAAGATCATCACCGTCGTCACCAGACATCAACACTTTAGATGTGTCGGGACCGCCTGCTGGAGCAAGTTTTGGTTGTAAATAAGGAATAAAGTCTTCTATTCCTTTTTTTGCATATCTTGCCACAGGTCCTATGCCCGGTGCAACTGAAGCTGTGCCTAATATACCTAAGCCAAGACCTAACAACGCCTTTTTGTAGTTCGGATCTTGCATCAAAGTTTTAGCCTGAGATAAAATACCCGGTAGCTCGTAAGTCGCTATGGCTTCACCTGATACGGGTAGAAAAGACAGGGCGTCATACGCCTCATCTGTTGTCATAGGTTTTTTGTCCTTTGCCTTTAATCGGGAAAGAACGTCTCTATAAGTTTGTTCAGACATCTCTTCCTAAGACTTGTGACACTTGAGCCAAGAGTTTTGGATCTTGGGCCGGGGCCCCTGCTTGTTTCATCATTCTTTTTAAAACTGTCGTGTTTCTGTCAGGCGGGATCTCTTGTAGCTGTATGGTTGTTTGTTTCAAAGTCTCAATACCAACATTTCCTCCATTGGCAATACCTAAAGCTCTAGTGCTTTCGCCCATAAAAGGCATTTCTCTTGGCTGTTGATAGTCATAATTAAGTATATCTTGGCTATAAACACGACCTGGGAACTCCAATCCGGGTATACCCTGTGTACTTGATTGATTGGGAGCCATGTTTTCATATAGTCGCTCTCTTAAATCTTCAGTGCCTTTTTCTTCAGCACCTCTGTCTAAATTGTAAATGCTATAAGGCAAGTTCTCTGTCGATAAAATATAGCCAGTGTCATCCATTTCTGGAGCAAATGGAATATCGTCAGAAAACATCTCATCTATCGGAGAATAAGTCGATCTCGCCGTTAAACTTTCGTCTTTGTTTGCATTTTTTACTACAGAATCAGCCATGTTACCCTCAATAATACGCTCTTACTTTGACAGAATCAACCTCTTC